TATCTAACAGAGAAATCTGTTAAAGAAGAAACTGCATTAGACTTAGACCCATTCGTGGAACTGAATATTGAGTTTCTTAAACTATCATATTTAAAACTAATTAAAGGAGAAACAACATTATGACAGACAATCCATTCGTTTTTGATTCAGAAGATACACCTTATCTAAAACATCACTTTCAGGAAAAGTGTTGGTATCGTGGTAAAGAAAGAATAGATGCTAATTATTTTATGATCGACCTAAGCACTATGTTGATGGGTTGGGGTAAATATACAGCAGGTGAAGGCTATAGCTATATATGGCAAAAAGATTTATTTAGTTCTGTTGCTAGACCTGACGAAGAATATAAAAAAGCCTTTTCGGTTTGGGTTCTGCCAAAATATGTAGAAGGTGCAAATAATATAGAACATCCTGTTTCTTTATGGCAAAGACATTCATTCGGTGAATATAAAGGTTTTCAAGAAATGGGTGCTAGTTTTTATGCTGAATCACAAAAGCCAGAAAATGCAAATAAATTACCTGTGGTTAAATATACAGGCTCAGAAAGTATTTCAATCGGTAAAGGTGCAACATCAATACCTCATTTTGAATTTGTCGGTATGAAAGACCGACCAGCAGAGTTCGTTATTCCTGATTGGTATAGCGAGTCACCATCTGATGCAAATGAAAGTCATCTCCCAAAAAGTTCAGATGGTGACACTATGACTTCACATCCTGTACTTGATGAATTAGATTCTGGAGATATTCCATTTTAGTCAGGTGACACTTGGAATTAGATTGGGAGAAAATCGCACCTGAGATAGCGATACAAATATTAGGAGAGCCATCAAAGAAAGATGGCTCTTACTATCGTTGGGGTAGCAAAGGTAGTCTTGCTTTAAATTTAGAACAAGGTACTTTCTTTGACTTTGAAAACAATCAAGGTTATGGATTATTAGAATTTATTAAGAATCGAGGTTTAGAGCCTGATGATTTCCTTAAAGAATATAAACCGATAGAACCTGCAAAGCCAACAAGAACTTTTACCGATAAAGATATGTATAAACTCAAAACTGAGTCTGTAGTTTATCTGCGTTATTCTGATTCTTTTTGTGTCATGCGATTTCCTAATGAACATTACATTAAACAAAAATATGCACCTTTTACTAAGGTTCAAGATCAATGGGTTATGAAAAGACCTGATGGCATTTTGCCTATCTATTGTGAGAATAATAAGACTGAGGATTATGTTATTATTAATGAAGGCGAGAAAGCCTTATTAGGTTGTAAAAGTATATATGATGGTGACACCTGCACTTGGCATGGTGGGGTTAATAATTTAGACAAACAAGATTGGACACCATTAAAGAATCGCAAGGTAATAATCTTTCCTGATAACGACAATGCTGGAAAAGCCTGTGCAGAAGAACTAAAAGACAAACTTAGTCAGATAGCTAAAGAAGTAATTGTCGTAAAACCGCCAAGAGAGTTCAAAGATAAAGATGATTTATATGATGCAAAGGTTAATGATTTCTTTTCATCAGCACAGCAGTTCCTAGATTATTGTCTTAATAATCAAATCAAAAAAAGAGTTTCTTTTGATCTCATTCAAGTTAATAGCATTATGGAAAACATAACACCGCCTAGATGGGTGGTGAAAGATATCTGTGAAGAAGATAGTGTGGTAGCTATCTTTGGACAACCGAAAAGCGGAAAGTCTTTTGTTACAGTAGATTTAGCTTGTAATATCGTTTTAGGTCGCAATTGGCATGGTCACGAAACTGAACAGGGTTCTGTTGTATATTTGGCAGGGGAAGGTATGAGGGCAATTTCAAGGCGTTTCTTGGCTTGGCAACAACTAAACGCCACAAGAGTCAAAGATGCACCATTATTAATATCTACAAGGGGTGCAAGATTATTAGATGACAAAGATCATCAATTATTAAAAGACACAATAGATAGAACACAAGATGAATCAGGCAAAGTCAGGATGATTGTGGTTGATACCTTGCAAAGAAACTTTGGTGCTGGAAATGAAAACTCTACTGAAGATATGTCAGCATTTATAGAAAGAATAGATGATTTAAGAGACTCATATTCTACTTGTATTTGCATTGTGCATCATACAGGACATGGCACATCATCAAGGGCAAGAGGTAGTTCTGTAATACAAGCATCTGTTGATTGGGAATATAGAGTTACTAGAACAAACCTTGGTAGTGATATGTTTGTAGAATTTAGCCAAACATTAGTCAAAGATGGTAAGCCTGTAATACCAAAGAACTTTAAATTTATAGAACAGAAACTACCATTCCACGATATGACATCAGGTGCATTAGAGATTATTGATGCTGGTGATATGCCTAAAAAAACCAAAGTATCGGAAAAAGGACAAGCCATAATTGATGCTGTAAAAACTGCACAAGATAAAGCAGACGAACCAGCAACAGTATGGTTAGGTCAAGCAGAGATAACTAAGATAACCAATCTTAATGATTCAACTGTTAAAACATGGCTAAGAAAGTTAGTAGATCAAGATGTTTTGACTTATGAGAAGGGCAAAGGTTATCAAACTAATGAATATAATTCGGAGATATTTTAAATTAATATGGTTTGTAAATGGTTGTTTTTGGTTGGTAAAACAGGTGGTTTTAGGGTAAATGGCATAGGAAAATGGTTGGTTGTATATACATCTCTATGTATACAACCACCAACCATACCAACCAAACCAAATTAAAAATATGTATTCTGAATCTGTAATAGAAATAATAAAAGACATCAATTCGCTTGAAAGGCAACTAATTACGGACTTTGGTGTTGATGAACCTGTTAGATTAGTTAATACACAATTTCAAAAAAGGTTTCAACTAGCACAAACTAAATACAACCTATCGCTCTCATTCCCTGATAAATCAAGGGATCTAGAGAAAATGGCTAGTATGATGCTAAGAGCATGGCAGTCATTACAAAAGCAATTGCTTAAAGAAGGTGTCATGCCACTACCTGTAGATACTTGGAAACTGCAACATATAGAAACAGATAGAGAAGTATTTATTTGCAAAGACGAAGCTGGTAAGAAGAACGTGCAAAAGCAATTTGGCAAGTATGTGATTGTTTTATCAGCAGATGAATTACTTAACATGATAGATCATGAAATATTCTTAGAATTTGTAAAACTGACAAAACAAGGATTATTGCCTAAAATAACGTCTTACAAAGCTAAGACCAATGAGCAAGAAAAAATGTAGCCATTGTTTAAGAACCTTACCAGCAGATATGTTTGAAAAAGGTGGTAATGCAAAAGGCAAATATTATCGTACCGAATGTCGTACTTGTACTCAAGAAAAGAGAACTAAAGCAAAGAATCAAACACCTTATACCTATCTCAAGCTGTTATATACCCAATTAAAATCTAGCAGAAGAAATTCAGACATCACATGGAATCTTGAACTTGATTACATATACAAACTTTGGGATGAACAAAAAGGTTGTTGTGCGTTATCAGGCATCAATATGACTTGGCATAGAGGTGGTGGACAAACAGATTATTCTTGCAGTATAGATCGTAAGGACTCAAAAAAAGGTTATGAAGTTGGCAATATCCAATTAGTTTGTAGCACAGTTAATTACATGAAATCTACATTAAATGATGCACAACTTTATTGGTGGTGTAAAAACATTGTAGATTACAAAGAAAGAAATATATAATACATGAGTAATGTTTTTTCCATTACACCACTAGGCACAGGAGATTTTCTCCCTAGTATATTTATTTAGTTCTCCTGTGCCTTCTTTGACATGAAGTTAAATATTAAAACAGACATAAAACCAATAAATAAAAAATTAACTTCTTTACAAAAAAAACAGATACCTTTTGCAACTTCAGTAGCTATAAACAAAACTGCTTTTCAAACTAGAAAGCAATTGCAAAAAGATATGGATACCACTTTTAGAAAAGGTGCTACAGCATTTACTAAACGTGGTGTGTTAGTTAGAAAATCACACAAAACAAATTTAGTTGGTAATGTGTTCATCAACAAAGAACAATCTGTATATTTGGAAAGGCAAGTCTTTGGTGGCATCAGAAGAGAATCGTTTGCTATACCAATACCATTTAGAGATAGAATAGGATTGTCAAAGCAAGGTAACCTAACCAAGAGTAAATTTAAAAGTTTAGTCAACAATAAAAATAACAAGATATTAGATATCAATGGAGTTAAAGGTTTATATGAACTCAAGAAAAATAGTAAGCCAAAATTATTGGTAGCTTTAAACAGAAGAAGTGTTTCATATGACAATCCTAAGTTTAAATTTTTTGCATTAGGCAGAAGGTCAGTCAACAAATTTTTCTTGAAAAATTATCGTAAAGAACTTGATAAAGCTATCAGATCAGCAAAGAAGAAATAGAGGGGGTATGCAAAGGTACTGTCTGGCAAGTTACATCGTGGGTGATTCGAAT